GTGGTTGAATCTCAATTCTCAAACGTGTAGTCGAAGGCGTGCCAAGACGACGCATCGCGCCAAGAAATGGGCCGATCCATTCGATTAGCACCGACTCTGGCAGTTGATTTGCCCAAAACAAAAACTCACCTTGAGCAAATGCTTGGCCCTCAAGGAGAGCCATCATTGGGTTGCCCGCGCTGAAATCGTTCAGCTTGGCATTTGAGGCATCATAAACTCTTTTCGCAGCCTCGTTTACAAGCTGCGCCTCAGTCCGAGGGTCAATGTTTACCGCCGGTAACGGAGCATAACGAGGCATGGCTTATCAACCCACAGGGCACTGATTGGATGCAGCGGTTCCTGCATAGTTGTTGCAAGTGGAATCCGCACGGGCGTAGAACCCGTTGTCAATGTATAGATTTTGGAACCGAGCTACCAGAATCTCTTTTGTAATCAGGTCAGCGTTAGCCATGCTGCTAAACTTCTGATCAAAAGAAGGATTGGAGACTCCTCCGGCGTAGTTAAACTTAGAGTTCGTTGTAAAAGAGAGGGGGGCGTTCAGAACGTTATTCTGAGGGACCCCAAGATCAAAACAGGAGGCACCCTCAGTTTGCTCGTATCCGAAATTCCACGGACCAGTTACAGTTTTGGCACCCGAAATAGGAGGAGTGTTGAAACAACCCGACTGCTCGCCAGCAAGGGTTACGTACCGCGAATCAAGACCGTTCGCCCCACTGAATAGGATGGAGTCGAGACCCAGTTGCGGGTAGTGCCAATCAAGATCAGCACCATCAAAATATATTTGTTTTGCGCCGTTAAGCCACTGAGAGGTGACAATAACGCCTGAACTAAAAGTTGTCTTTGCCACAAGACGTCAAGTTATTTCTACAGTTTTACCCTCGGCAGTTGCGACCTTTCATGTGTTTTGTGAGGTTACCAGCGTTCATAAGAAGCCCGCATTTGGGACAAGGCGTCCTTTTTGAGTTGGTTTCTTTCATTTTTGCTGACACTATTTCCGCTCTACGCAAATTTACCGCCCAGTTTGCAATGTGGGCTTCACTTTGTTTTCTTCGACACTCAGTCGACCTTTTCGTAGTTTTACGCGAGTTTACAGCGTGTGTGCCACGAATACTCATCCACTTCTCCGCGAGTGGCAGTAACTCTGGAGGTAAATACTTCAGCTGTCTGCCATGAAGAAGGGGGTGACGGCAGTGTTCGCACTGATACAATGTTATGATAGCGTGCGCTGTGGGTGAGAGCGAGATAGTTTCAATACCACCAAAATGGCGTGGCACGATGTGATGGTTTTCACGCATAAAAAAAGCCCCGAAGAGCGAACTCTTGGGGCTAGTATAGAAGAAAAATCGATTAAGATCTTTCCCAGTAATTACACGTCATCGAAACTTCGATGGTTTGAACGTCACCGGAATCACGAGCGACTTCAGCAGTTGTGATGCTGGTCAGCAGGCATTCGTAAAGAATGTACTGACCGCCACCAGGACCAGAGTTCAGACCGTCACAGCTGCGAGGAGTCACCGTTACGGTGATCTTTTGACAGTTGTAGTCGATCCAAAACTGTTCAAGGGGTTTGAAGATCGCTGGGTCGTACGGAGCGCCGAGAGTAATATCATCGGCGGTACGGGGACCAACAACGTGGTAGATCCGGTTCCCTGTGCCGTTGGCGTAAGTTGACGAGTCACTGGAGTCCTGTACTCCGGAAAACTCGGTGAAGACCGCAGTGAAGGTCGGACCGCCAGCGGCGGTGAAGGACACTTCGTACTGGGCCTTTGTCAGTGGGCGCAGAATAGCCATGGGATCACCTCCTTAGTACCTGGATCAAGCCAGGATGTCGGTGATCATCGCGCCAGAACCGATGAGACCAGTGGTGCCGAGACCCACAGGATGTACTGCGCGCTCGACGGTGATCTCAGCGCGGACCACACGACGCTCACGGATGTAGTACTCAGGACGAACCGCGGGAGTGCCGGTCAGCTGGTAGGTGTAAGCGAAAGCCGGAGTAGCGGCGTTGGCGCCACCAGCAGGCATCACAGCATCAGAAGGGCCGTTCGGGCTGTAGAACAGCAGGACGCCGTTCTCAGGGAACACGGGCAGCAGCTGGCCGTTTTGAGCCAGGTAGCGACCCTCAGCCACGCGGATACCACGCTCCAGACCGAAGTAGCGAGCAAGCATGTCCACATCGATAGAATCGGCTGTGGTGTACTTGATACGCTCAAGGATGCTCTGGTTGGTCAGCAGTTGGTCGAAGATCGCTGTACCAACGATCATCGAGTTAGGACGAATACCGATCTGGTAGGAAACGCTACGCTTCAGAGTCAGCACAGCTTCGATCGGATTCGAAACGGGGTCGCCCCAAGGAGCAGCACCAGCGGCAGCACCATAAGCAGTCTGGAACTGGGTGAAGGTTTCGAAACCGAGGCCAGTTTGTGAACCAGGAACGCCGTTGTAAGGCTCGTAAGGGTTGAAGGAACCGGTCACGGTCACGACTTCAGCCACGGTCTTCTCGTAGGCGTTCATCAGGCGGGACATGGCGTTGCGAGTTTCGATCGCACGCAGGTCAACCTGAGCGGGGCCTTCGCCAGCGTTCTCGATGACTTCCTCGGGAAGTTCCCAAGCCACCACTTCCTGTTCCAGGGCGTAGGGCTCAGAATCGTAACGAGTCTGAACGTAGGGAATGTTGGTGCCATATGCACGACGGAAGTCGTTGATGGCGAACTGCTCTTTGCCGAAGCGCAGAATGCGGCCGGCACGAGTGGGGGTATCCACAACAGGCGCGATGAAGTTCGCGATGTTGGTGGACGGGAGCATGAAACCTTGTGCAAGCGTAGTCAGAATAGGATCTACGCCCGCATAGGTTTGGGCTAGGTTCATCATGGGAGGGAGTACTCCAAAAATCTATGAAATTGATTTCAACGGGTTGCAACCGCTTGGGCTTACACTCTTGAAAAAGAGCCGCCAAGCGATTAACAACCAAATTATCAGCTGAATGACACAGTCACCATGCGGCGGCCACCGATGTCGATGAGATCGCGAATGGTGGGCACAGTGCCGTCGGCTTGAACGGCGGTACCAGCGGAGCTGGCCTGACCGATGGCGTTCACCAGCAGGGGGCTGTTGAAAGCGATGGCGCCAGAAGCGGGATCCACTTCAATCAGCAGCAGACCGCTGGTGGCAACGGTGGCCAGACGGGGGCTGGCAGGAGCGTCAGCGAACAGGGGGATGAAGGCTTGGTTCACACCCAGGATTGTGGTGGGGGTGGCGCCAGGCAGGGTGCAGACACCCATTTGGGAGCCGGCGCTCACTGCACGAAATTCACCGATGGCGACTGAAGGGTCGGCGGTGAAGGTTTCGGCAAAACGGATGTATTGTTTTCCGTAGGCCGGGGCAGCATTAGTCGAAGTAAACATGTCTCAATTACAATGGGACTTTAATGGGTGAAATGTCGCCGTTCGTCGTCCTCGACTCCAACCCTCACCTGGGCAAGTGTCGGATCGAGTTGACTTAACTCCGTTGGTCCACCACGGCTTTTTCCCCAAAGCTCTGGCGGTTTCTGTAGCAATAGCTTTTGAGAGATCAGAGCAAGGCGCACGTCCACCCTTCTTTCCAGCATTTCTGTGGTGTTCGGGGTTTCGTGCGATCCAGTCTGCTCGGGCCTCGGCGATTGCTTCAGCGTGGGACATCTGACCTGACAGCGCAAAAGCTGCCAGCCAATCTCCCAATTCTCCATATTCGAGGTATCTTGCGAAGTGTAACTCTGCATGCTCCTCTACGGTGACTTGGATGAGATTAGAAGGGTCGTCAGTTCCACCTGCGTGCTTTGGAACGATGTGGTGACTGTGAAGAACGGTCATGTTGTTTGTGGGTTGTGTTTTGGTTTTACCCTAGCGGTATTCCATGTGACAACGGCAACGATCCCAGCAGCGGCAGCCTTTGCCAGGCATGGGAAGTGATCCCATCGGTTGCCAACTGGCTTCGTGGTAGTTTCTACAGTCGGGGCAGACCCGTTCGTCTCCTCGGGCGATACGGCGCATCTCCTTGTATCCCTTCTGCTGGCGGTCCATGAACTCGCCTGTGCTGAAGAAACTGTAGGCGGGAGAGGCGGTGTAGCGGAGAACTCGTCCAAGTAATGATGGCCAAGTTCTGCCTACGGCATTTCTCCGTGTAGTCTCAATCGCAGCTTGTTCCTCGGGTGAGGTGTTCATCCACCTCTCGGGGAATTCTGGGTCGATTCTGGCATCTGGGGACAAAACATCCGCCACATCCGCGAAATCAAGGGAGTCATCACCGTGCTTCAATACACCCTCATCGATGTAGTCCTTTGTCTCCTTCAAGAAGACGCTGAGAGGAGGCAGCATATTGCCAACTATCGATGGCCAAGCTGTCTCCATTTTTTGTTTAGGCTGACTGTCGCCCGCGCCCAAGTAGAGAGCCGCAAGAGCGGAGGTGAGGGTTTTGTCGATCAGAGCACGTTCGTACTCCTCAAATTTCATCTGTTGATCCCGAAGACCTTTGACGATGACTCTACTCTCAGCCTCCATCCGTTGCTCAAGTTGACTGAGGTCTGGGAATTTCTTCGCCAGACGCTCAGCTTGCTTGAAATAGGTCTCTCTCTGACGGGTAGCTAGACCAATCATCGAGAGCGTATCCATCTCAGGAGTACATCGCCTTCTTCAACGCTTCTACATAATCCATCTCTCCACCCGACTTCTCCACCATCGCGAGAGCTTTCTGGTGAGGATCTAGGTCGACTTCGTCTACAAACTTCATGGCACCACCAGCATACTCGCTAAAGTCCACAAGGTTGGGCAAACGATCCAGGATACCAAACAGCAGACCGGTAGCAGTCTCGCCTTCTGAGAACTCCATGGTGCCAAACTCAAGACCTTCGGCAAATTCCATCAGCTTGCGCTCAGGAATGATGGAGTCAACCATCTTGCCGCTCTCGTAGAGGCCTTCTACAAAGCTATGGATTTGCTCACGACGGTGAGCAACTTGAGCTTCACGGTATTCCTGCTTAATACGAGCGTTTTCGGCCTTCAGAGCTTGCAGTTCAGCATAAAACTCGCTAAAGTCGGCATCTTCGCCCTTTTCCTTATAGGAGCGAGTCATTTTCTTCGAGCCCATGTCGCAGAACTCGTCGTCCATGTCCTCGTCTTCGTCCTCCTTATAGGTGGAACCAAAGCCGGTCTTGGTGTAAGGATTTTCGTCCTCGTCGTGCTCGGCGTAACCAGTGCTGACTCCAGAAGGTCCTGTCTCCTCACCAACTCCGCCCTCATACTCACCGCTGAGCATGTCCTTCTTGGACTTAGGAATGCCAGCTTGATGATTGACTTCGTTGTGGTCCTCGGCGAAGTGACCCTGCTCCTTCACCTGTTCAGCGCGCTTGCGCAGAGCAGGAGGGAGCTTGCTCATGTCGCCGTACTCCATCTCGCCATGTTCGGCGGACATTTCCTCTTCATCACCTTTCTTGCCTTTTTTGGCCTTCATCTTTTCGATGTTCTTTTTAAAGGCTTCGGGCATTTCTCCGTGATCAGCACCACCAGTCACGCCGGAAGGACCGGTCACTTCAGCGGGCTCGTCATCCTCATCGGAATCGAAGGCGCCAGGTGTGAGGGCTTTCTTGGTGGACTTAGGCTCGCCCCTGTAGGACTCAGCGTGCTCGGCGTAGACGCCTCCAGACTTCAGAGTTGTCTCGTTAGGACCGCCTTCGAACTCGCCGGAGAGCTGCTTTTTCTTGCCTTCGGCGTAGACACCTTCCTTCCCAGTCACCTCAGCGGGCTGGGGCTCAGCGTAGTCGGCCATCACGGAGCCTTTGATGCCGCCGCCATGGGACTTAGGCATTTTTTCTCCGCCCTTGATGTACATAACGCGAGCGTTAGGAGCATCTTTGACGTTCTTAACCTTAACTCCAAACACCTCGTCAGAGGGCATCTCTTCGACTTCGGTAGGAACCTTGGTCTCGGAGTCCTCACGGCCAGCGGGGTTGCCACCTGAGGCGGTTTTGGCGTCGTTCACGCCATAGTCGACGTCATCGTCATAAACGTCATTGTTGTACATTTGTTCGCGACTCATTTCGTCGTAGCGTCCTTCATCGTCAGGGTCAGCATAACGACCGATCTTGCGGCGGTCTTCTTCAATGTCATTGTTTTTGGCAGGGGGACGACCAGCATCATGCTGCTCTTTGCCAGTGGAGATTTTGTCGCGGCCGAAAGTTGCCTTTTCAGGCGTGGTCTTTCCGGTCTTGTAACGATCGGCCTGCTGCTCACCGCTTTTGGCAGTTTCGTAGCGGTCATCACCAACTCCACGACCCTTAGGTCCATGGCTGTCATAAGAACCGCCGTGATTCTCGGCGTAGTTCACTTTGCCAGGCTCCATGCGGGGATTACGCATTTTGGGGGCGTCAGCACCACGCTCTTCGTGATCTGTATGCATCTCGTCTTCGTCTTCACGATAGACGTTTTCAACCACCTGCGACACTTGGCCGTGGGGGGTTTTCTTCTTTTTCCGACTAATGCCTTGTTCTTCCATGAAATTAATGTCCTCTTCTGGGAACTGGTCTTCAAGATCTGCAATAGACCGAGCGTTGTCCCCACGTCGTGGGCGTTCGGAAAAGTTTGCAGGGTTGCTGGGGTTTTCGACTTCGGATGCACTGTCCTCTTGCTCTTGCACTTCTGCAGACGCATCTTCCACTTTTTGTTCTTCCGGTGTTCCAATTGCGTCCGCAACAGCAGCGCGCATTTCACCACGGGCAAGATCAAGTTTTTCCTTGAGCATTTCAAGGGGACTCAAATCACGAACAAGAGTTGGCCCCAAGTCCTTATCAAACACCGTCATTGGATCTAGAGCGACCGCGAAGTCATAGACTCCAATACGACTGTCCCATTCAGCAAAATTGAAAGGTTCAAGACCTTTCACAGCTGGCGGAGCAGCGCCAAGCAGCGCCAAATGGCGGGCAGTCCATTTTCCGGGATGGGGATTGATTTGGGAATCTGGGGAGTAGAAGGAAATAGACACTTTTCGGTAGTGTCCGTCTTTCACCAGGTCTTTTGCAACGTCAGTAAATGCAACGTTGGCGTACAGGTTATCACCTTGACGCTCAAAGCCTTTAATCCACCCATATGAGGGCAAACTATCAGAATCCCCCTGATGCCCGAGCACCAAAGGTGCTTCGTGGATCTGGGGATCGTAAGAGGCGACGACCTGGTCAAGGTCCTTAGTGCTGAAGCTTCGGGCCACACCCTGAGCTGACGTTTGATCGCCAGCCATAAACACATGAATGCGTTTTTGGAACATGACTCTTACTTAACAACGACGGGTTTATTGGGGGTAAAGAACTTTGACTCCCCTGGTAGTTTCCGTCGGATAACTGAAAAAGTTTTACCCTTAGACTTTCTCATTCGCCATTGATACCGCCTCATCCTCAGTTATCTCCTCATTGCCAAAAGGTTTCTCGTCCTCATTAGAGCCAAAGATTTTATCATAAAGATCACCATCTGCTTCGGGATCGTATGATTCAGGTGTACCCTCAACTTCAGCCTCTGGTGCAGCAGCTTGGAAATCCTCTTCGTCAGCAAGTTCCACTTTGAAGTGATTCTCGATCCAATCTTTTTTAGGCTTGTACCCTGATTGGATCATCAAGCTTACATCAGCCATAGTTAGAGTGGATTCCTCTAAACGAAATTGGCGGCTAATTGTTGGGGCCTCTACATTCACACCAAAGTTGAGATCAACAATCCAACGAATAAGTGTATCACTCAGCGTTTGAGAGATGAGCTGAGACAGTTCGGAAGCACGAATCACACGAACCAAGTTCGCGACCTGAGAAGAAGCGCGGCTCCCAGCTTCTGCCGTGCCAGCCTCATCCTCACCGCAGACCAACAGGGAAATTTCCTTGTCAATGTACTCGATAAGGTTCATGAAAATGTCGGCTGATCCAGCTGGGTTCAGAAACTCCAGCTCGTAACCCTCCGGCAGGATCATTGCAGTTTCTTGAGACAAATTGGAGAGGTGGTCGTAGAGGGTGTCAATCTCGACATTTGATGCTGACAAAGGTGCTTTCGCAATTGCTGTGGGGGTAGCATAACGGTCACCATAAAGAACGTAAGACTCAATAGCCCTACGCCGAAACTTAACGATTGGATAAAGAATACGGCCAAGTCCCGTTCCATAAGGATCTCCAGTGTGGCTAAGCCAATAGCGCTGAATAATGAATTTGCGTGCTGGCAGTTCAATACCTTCGAACATGCGGTTGAAGGTGAGCACACGCATGGTGAAGCCAGTGTCCGCTTCCTCGGACTCTTGGAACACGAAGCGGCGCTGGTCGCGGATGCGCACGTCAAATGGAATGATCCCTTGTTTGGTCTTTTTCCACATCACCTCACCGACACTGAACCCGCAAACGAGTGCTTCACCAAGTCCTTTATAGAGGTCGTCAATGTCAAGAGAGGAAAGTGCCTGCTCGACGTAGTCCCTGATCGCAAGATCACCTGGTTTTTCGGAGGCAGGTGTGATGATCCAGTCTCGGGCTGTGATCTCCTGCATCAACTTCATGAATGACGCCTGAACTGAGGAGTCCCACAGCAGGCGTTTGTAGATAATGAGGGCGCGATTACCACCCTTTTGAATGATGAGGTCGTCATCTGGACGGACAATTGTGTTCCCCTGACCCGTGAAGGGAGAGGAACTGCCGAACATGTAGATGGACGATAAATTGTAAGGGTCGGTCGTATATTTTGCGACTTCACCCTGCGGGACGGGCGGGATTTGAAAACGTTTCGCCATTAGATACTCAGAGTGAAGGAGAGGGGCGGCTGCGGAACTCCGTTGATGTAATATGTGATGATAACTCTGTACAAACCACTATCAGAACTTGTCCAATCACCAGTTACTGTCACACTACTCAACTCAGGAACATTTTGCTCAATAGCGAGTTGAAATTGTGAGTTAATAAGTGCTGGTTTCAAAACTTCAAAAATGAAGTCGTCTGTGCCGTAGTTTGCTCTCATCACCCGCTCATACCAGCGAGTTTCAACAACTGAGAGTACGTGTTGACGCACAAGATCAAGGTCAGCAGACACAGCAAGACCGCCATTAGACAGCGTGAGAGGATATGTCAGTCCCTGAATTTTTGGCTGAAGGGGATTTACACTCATCGACGGTACCGTCTTGCCATTTCAGAATTAAGCTTCATCATACGGGAGCTTTTCTCCCTAACGTCTATTTTTGCATCAACTACTCTCCCCAGCTCCTCGCGGAGTTTGTCAAGTGGTAGAGAGATGTAAAGAACAGGTTCAAACAGTTCATGTTGCTGTTCGACGTGAGTCTCAGGTTCCCTTTCTTCGGACTCTTCAAGAATGCGGGCGCAGAGGGCGCTCAGAGAGACGCCCTCCATTGCCGCACGTTGTTTGAGCTTCGAGTGAAGGGAATCCTCGACGTTGAACAGAATTCGTTTCGTCATGGATTCCCCTTTCATCAGATTGCGTTGTCTTGACCCACGCCCAGGGCATCGAGCTCGTTCTGCATGTTGCCGATGGCAACACGAATGAGGTCGACTTCGATGCGCTCCAGTGTTGGCACCGGAACCACAAACACCTTGGCGTGAACAATACCAGCTTCCAACGAAGCAGTGGTCTGAATGCGCTCGTCGCAAATAACCTGGAACGCCTGGGCAGGCCGTGATCCGAACAGAGCTCCGCGAATATACAGCTCGTTGAGGATGCTGTTACCGATAGAGATGATCTTGTTGTAAACGAGGCCGAAACCGTCGATCACGTTGAAGATCTGGCTGTCGAAAGCACGACGCAGTGAACCGTAAACCACGTTCATGATCACGCGAGTGTTCACAAACTGGAACAGGCGCTGCTCGGCGTCGTCCTGGTTGATACGGGTGCGGCCACCCCAGATGAACACGGTAGCACCGTATCCAGGGAGAGTGCGGCAAACATTGCAACCGCGAGGGTTGAGAATGTCTTGCTGAGTGCTGTTGATGGGGATCTGAACAGCAGACACACCGTTGAGCGGGAATTTCACGCCTGCGGGTGGATACTGGAACCCTTCGGAGCGGTAGCGGCGGATGGCCACACCAGTCACATATGGGCTCGGGGGAATCCAAGCACCTGAAGCATTCTTCAGATATGGGCCGTAGTAGGCAATGAAACCACGGGGGTTGTAGTACTGCTGACTGTCATCGAGCAGCTTTTGAGCATCGTCGATGCCGGTGGCGACAAGTTCACAAGCAGGGACGCCTTCATTGAAGGTTCCACGCAGAGCATAGTCGACCAACTCTTCAGATGTTACAGCGTTGAAGCGCCACAGATTGGCCGGAGCCTCCTTGTAGGAGCTGTAGCGCAGTGCCAAAGAAGCACCCCATAGAACTCGCTTAACTCCACCACCATCAGTGTAAGTTGGGGTGATGTAAGCTTGTTCCGAACGATCGTTGGCAGTCAGAGGTGAGCAGAAATAGCTCACAGTGTCCTGAGATTCCAGAATCAGATCGCCCAAGAATCCAGCATTTTCAGGATTTGAAATGCCGGCATCGAACTCTCCGTAAGCGGAGTAGTACTTCTCATCAGGCTGATTTTCCACACGGTAGAAACCAAGTGTGTGAACCAAACCTTGAGCATCAGGCCCTGTCAGTGGATCGAGGTTCGCTGGATAGAAGGTTGACAACACATTAAATGTGTTGAAACCGTACTTGCGGCCGCGGATGATACTCACCACGCCCTCATTGTTGTAAAGGCTGGTGTTCTCAGGAGCAATAAGCAGGCCACTGTAAGA